GTAAATTCTGTTGTACTTGTTTTCTGGTTGTTTCGGACTCGTCCTGTCGGCGCTCAGAAGGTTCAAGCCAGTAAGGTAAACGAGAGGGTTGTCCACTCTGATAAGCGTTCCACGCCGGTAAATTCTGTTGTACTTGTTTTCTGGTTGTTTCGGACTCGTCCTGTCGGCGCTCCACATACTTCTGAACTTCCGGCGTGGTTTTACGCTGACCGATAAGAGCCTGTCCAAACTCGTCCCATGTCGGAGCGGTACGTAAGTTCTGGTAATACTCAGAACCACCAAATACAGAGTTTAAACCCTTATCAACCCATGGTTCAGTAGCTATCGAGATACCAGCAGCAGTAGCTACCGGACCAGCACCACGTAAAATAGCCGCACCCGGAATGCCGAATTTGCTCAACATCGCACCGATTGATGATAATGTAAGCCCACCGGCGACAACCATACCACCTTCCAAAGCTGATTTGGTCTCCTCAGGATTCTTCTGCGTAAAATCGTTGAATGTCGATGTGTATTCTTTCGCCTTGTTGACCAGACTGGTCATATCATCCAGCATGATAACACCCAGCGTATTACTGGCTTTGTCAAGCTCGAGATTCACCTCTTTCCACGCCTGTGAATACTCGTACTGTTTAGCGTTCAGTTCTTCGGTATAGCCGAGTTGTGTGGCGAGTTGTCGACTGTGCTCATCGACATATTTACCACCCTGTTGCCACAGTTTAAATTCAGCGTCGGTAAGTCCGAGCACTGACGCCATGTTGCGGCGTCGCTCTTCAACAGTAGCGAGTGAATCACCCTGTACCTTCGAGAACTGGTCCGCCGCCAGAGCAATAAATTCATAAGCGTTTTTTGCTCTGGACAATGCAGATGCGTCAAATCCGGCAGCACCGAGTGAACGTAACCAGTCGCCACCCTGACCCATTTTTATGGACGATAGCTTATTCTCAAGGTCAACAATGCGACCGGATGCGTCATCAGCATTTCCACCCAGCTCAGTAAGTGCAACACCGTAACCCTGCACCCATACAGGTGATGTGTTCGTGCGATAGAGCTGGTCCTGTAATTTACGACTCTTCTCAGCCATCTGGTCAACTTTGACACCCGCACCCACAACAGCGGATGCCATCGCTGCACCGATACCCAGTGTGGAAGATTTGATGCGGTCCATCGACTGAGTGACCTTTTTCTCGCCAGATTCAAAATCACTAACGTCGAGGCCGATACCCACGAGAAAAGATGTTATAACGTTCGCCATTATTCAGTTACCCACACCAGATGATTATCGACGCCCAGATTATCAAGCGTCACCTCGTCACCTACAAACACAAAGCGACCCACTCCTGCGCGGTAATTAGCCGCGATATCCGCACCCGGTACAAGCATTGCACCTGTGACAAGATACGCACCATTGCGCAAAATGTTTACCGTCCATGCGGGCTTGTCCAGATACGACAGGTAATCAATTTCAAAATCCAGATAGTTATCACCGAGTGTTACGCCGAAACGCTGGTGTGCATTTGCTGAACCGCAGGAAAGAGGAATTTCAGTCATGAGAAGATACCATCCAGAACGTTAGTTGCTGCTTCATTAACCTTCGCCGACGCATCCTTGACAGCCTGGCGACCTTTGTTAATTGTCGCAGCGATACCGGATTTAGCAGGGTCACCATCACGTAGCATAGCCTGAGAGGGTTGCCCGGACACAGGGATACGGTCAAGCGTGATAAGTTCCTGCAATTCAGCGACGAAAATTAAACCCTGCTCATTTTCCGGGTTTTTCGTTCGACCGATACGTGCTATGACCATGTTTCTAAGCTGAACATCACCCGCATCGATATCAAACGGGTCTCCCGCAACCATCAGATTGATAAGAAATTCAAGCGTGGTGCTGGCGCGTGTTTCATTACTTCCCGCAAGAAAGCCCGCAGCCAGACCTGCTACAGTTGCAACGTAAGGATTGTTCGTGAGATTGGATAACCCACCAGCAAAGAAGTCGGTGAGTTGCACCTTTAGCGGATTGTTACTGATTGCTCCGGTCATTGTCCACTTAACAGGTTGAATGATGCGGTGGTCATTGACATTGACGCCCGTTTCCACGGGGTAGCTTGTCCATTCGACCGATGCGTCGAGACTGTCCTCCAGTATCGCGTCAAACGAGTAACCGGCGATTGTGGGAGCCTGTCTTGTAAAGATATTAATGATGCTCATTCCAGTTATCCACCATCTCATTCATTGCCTGATTAAACCGCTCAACGTCAGCCAGTGACACGCTGCCATCATTCAGTTGCGCCCATGTACACAGGGGTGGGCATATACCATTAACCCCCGTACATGGGCGCATGAAATACCAGTTTACTCCTGTTGTGGAGTTACCGGCGGTACGGTTACGTCTTTTAGGGCGTCGCTCAAGTAGGTAAAAAAATCCTCATAATTCCACAGGGTGAGTTGTGCAAGAAGTTTGTTGTACTGCACCATCTTACCCTGAAAATCTGCAACGTTAACTTTCGTCTGAGTACCCGCAATGAACGCCTTACTCAGCAGTGTGTCAGACACGCGACGTTTATAGCTCGTCGGCATGGACATGAACATAGGTGTCAGGATTTCTTCACCCATTTCAAGGCTGGTACGGGCGGCAACGGTTGCACGCTGAATCACTTCTGAACTGATGAGTGACAACACTTCATCCTGCTCCAGCGCTGACGGCATTGAAGCGTTGATAGTCATTGACCCGATTGTAAAAGACTGAATAGTTGACATGTGTTACTCCCCGGATGTTAGTGGTTAAAGTGTACCGTGCGGGGTGATTATAATCAATTGTTGACGAGTGCGTCAAAGTGGGTTAAAGTTAGGTCATCAATAACAGAGATGAGTGTGAGAGATGCGATCATTCAGACAGATTTTACATGGGTGTAAAAAAACACAAGTACAGATACGTGAGAAGAATAAGATGGTATGAAGATGGGTATCGTCAGGGAATGCGGTCAAGATTAATATGTATACATTGTTTTGAAATCATCGATACAGACCGGAGAATTATGGACTACGGGTTCTTACCGGATTAAAAAAGGCCCCGTAAGGGGCCTCTGTTTTACTTACCACCGCGAGTGGCCGTCCAACTGTTGAATTCCATAATGAACTGGTCATCACTGATGGTTGTACCAGCGCGACCACGTGTACCATCGTTCACAATTGCACCCTCAGCACCAACAGCGGTATCCAGTGTGCCAATCTGCGTCCACGTCAATTCAATGTTCGCACGACTGTTATACAGACCCTGCATGTACGCACTGTCTGGTGAGCCGGGGTTGAGGTAAATGGTTACACGGCGACCCGGATTGATACGGTCCAGACGTGTAGCATTACCACCCTGACCACGACGAATCTGTGTAGTCTGGTCAATCGGTTCGTCAGTGTAAGGTGTGGCGGTATCACCCCAGTCACTGATAACACGCCCATTTACCGTGAGGACTGAACCAGCTGTGGAAAAATTATTGATACTCAACTTTTAGTCCTCCGATTAATAAACGTCAACAGTGACGTCAGCAATATGAATCGCACCAGCTTTGAACACGCGGATGCGAATCGGTGCAGATTTACGTGCAGCACGGTCAGCGTCTGACAGGTCCAGAATATCTTCTGGCTGGGTCAGAATTTCATAACCTTCCGTGTACGCATCCAGACCGGTGTCCGGGTCAATATAGTTACGTGGTCCCAGATAGTTGTTACGCACGTACTGTTCACACACACGTTTAGCCGCACCAATAAGAACCGCCTGACCAACTGGAGTCTGTGCAAGTTTGGTCGTCTGGTTAGCAAGTGCATTATACAGGCCCACACGCAGGGAGTTAACAAACGCGTCAAGGTTAACCACATCATCAATGAACTCGCCATAAGTGGAATGTGTCCACGTGTTTAGCCAGCGTCCTACATCTTTTGAACCCTGCAAATCCAGCACACTGTAAAATGCGACTTTCTTCGCAATCATAGCTGCATACGCGGTGTCAGTCAGGTCTTCCGCAGCCACGCCAGGAGATTTTTTAAACTCGCCCGTAATGGTTGAGTTATCCGCACTGTAGTTCACCACAGCAAAGTGTTTAATCAGCGCGTAAGCCGCGTACGGGTCTGTTGCGTGGGCAACCGTAAACGCGTGACGATAACCCAGCGTGTTAAGCTGTGAGGCAATATCGTTTGTGGTGGCCGGGTTACGAATGGCTGTCGCCGCCGTACCGGTCTGACTGTTCGGGAACATGATATTGTTGGTGTCGCAGAAAGATGCGATATCCAACACCTTTTGTGCAACAGCAAGGACATCAGCAGTAAACAGCGTCCAGTACCACCAGTTAGCATCGAATGCTTTCACCAGTGTTGCAGTGACGTTCGCATCAGTGCCATCGGTTGCCCACACGGTGACGGAAGATACTGCCGGAGTGGAGCCGAGCCATTTTGCAGCCGCCTTGTAAGTTTCACTGGTGGTTGCAAAATCCGTTGCCATACTTTTGAGGTTGAAATAAGTACGCGTGGTATTTTTAGCAAACCCGACAGGTAAATCCGTCGGTTTGGCAAAAAGCATCGCAGATGCAAAGTTTGCCGTATTCAGTCCCGCCGGAGAAATCCGGGTTGTAATTGGGATGATATTTTCAACAGGATAACTCATTTACGAGGCCTCGTTAGCGTGTGTACACGTTGACCATTATATCGAAATTTCACCGGATTGATAGTTCACACCAGGTTCGGTGTCAACATATCTTAACTGAAGCGTGCCGTTTTCGAAATATATCTGGTCCATACCCTCACCAATGGTGAAAGGAACGTGCAAAATATTATTCACATCGTCGATATTTACCGTTTCATACATCAGTCGAATGGTAATTTCTGCACGTTGTTCAAATTTACTCGCCTGTAAAGCGGTCAGATTATTCACAGGTTGAGTACCACCCCAGCCGATACCGTGTTTGAATAAATCCCACGTAACGGAGGGGAGCTTGTGGCATTCTTTCAGGAGTTCCGCACGTCTCAGTGCTTCACCGCGATAGAAGTTAATCTGACAACTCGCCACAATCTGTGAGCGCACTTCTGTGCGTATCTGGTCGTTAGGGAGGTCAGAGGTATAGATGTTCGCCTGACCCCTCTCAGAAACGCTCTGACGCGGTCTGACGGTGCAATACTCAATGTTCGCCGGAGCAGGTGCGTTAGGGTCAGCAATGACACACTCTGGTACACCTGTCACACGCATAATGTGTGGTCGCAGAATTTGAAAGATTTCGATATCGGTCATGATTGCACATCCAGTCTGTCAACGGTCACACGGCAGTAATTGCGCCACGGTCTGTTATCGGTGCGGATAATCTTCCATCGCTGTCCCAGAAACACCCATTCGCCCGCAAGCTGAATAGCGTTCAGGTCACCTGAGTTCACATAAATTTTACGCGGGTCAATCACACGTTCGCCACCCTGACGCAGGAAGTCAATTTCCTTGTCGTTCAGTGGCTGGATATTTACCTGAAATGCAACAGGGGGTGAAACTGTTTCAACCGGCAGACCATCGACATATGCGAAAGATTTACCAATGTGTGTAGCCGGTACAGACTTAAACACATTGTCGATGTGTCCCTTCATGTCCAAACTCATTTAAATACCCTCGTCTGGTTTCTGGTCGGTTACTTTGTATGTTACTGCCGCACGCATTGAACCTGTATCGATAAGAGGATTGTCTGAACCCTTTTTCTCGATGGTGTACGGTGCGTTAGGTGGGTCTCTCAGGTCAGTGATGTACTGCTGAGTTGCGCCTGCTGCAAACGCACCAACCTGTTCCATAATCTGGTCATTAGGTAAACCGTGCTCGATACCGGAAGCAATGGTATCCACAATGTCCTGAGTGGCAGACTGTACGCCGGGAAGGAGCCACGGGCGAGCGGGTATTTTATCGTTGCCGTAATTCTGTAACGCACCGTTCTGTGCCTGCGTCATCGAGCCGTCCTCCACGTTACCCGCATCTTCGTGGATACCTACAGTGACGTATTTGTTCCCGCGCAACTTATCCAGTTCACGTTTGATTTCGGCTTGTGCCAGTTGGAAGTCAATAATTTTTACGCTCATGTCAAGGATTATCACACAAGCTGTCGCCGGACGCTACTGTACCCCGATGAATGATTTTGTCCTGATTCGGGGTATTTTGTAAGTTATTAATTTATATAGTAATACTACTACTTTACCCAAATACCCCGTTAAAATTAACTGTAGGGAGAAAAGAATATAGGTATATGTATATTGTATACATACAAGTAGAATATTTATTAGTACGGAGTGAAGCACCATCGGGGTTTTGGGTAAACTAATCTAAGTCATTGATTTGTGGATACACATTTTACCCCAGTGCAGGGCATTGACGAGTCCGTCAGGAGGTGTTAGACTCGTTCTATAATTTTCAGAGAGGATTTTAAAAATGAGTTTCGCTCAGTTTATTCTCGATAAACATTTTGGTGACACATCTGCACCCGTGAAAACTGAAAACAAACCGTCAAAAGTTGTTCACGAGAAGAAGAAAAAAGTTAAGCGTGAACGTTTTGTATCATTGCGTCACAAGCACTCGGCACTATGTCCCGGCGTGCAGCAGACAGAATTTGGATGGATGGTATCAAAAACCATTAATCGAAAAACGTACAGACTAGGAAGTCATTACGATTCATTTGCCAGAGCGCGGATTGCTCAAAAGCTATATGAATACTGGTTTTCCGTGGGATTCACCGTAGACGAGATTCCACGGATTCTGTCAGATAAGTATCGTCAGTACGGTAAGAGAAGGTCTTAATTTAACATGAACGGAGAATTACAGAGATGAATGAGTTGAAAGTACATTTGTGTCGCACTACTGCAAAGATGCCAACATACGCAACGCAGGGAAGCGCCTGCTTCGATTTATACGCTGCTATTGATAAACCCTATTACTGTTGCGTTGGTGAGCCTGTAACGATTCCTACGGGGCTTAAATTTGACATACCGGAAGGTTGCGTACTGATGATTTATTCCCGGAGCGGTCACGGGTTTAAAAGTGATGTCCGGTTATCAAATTGTGTCGGCGTCATCGACAGCGATTATGTGGATGAAGTGATGGTGAAACTGAGTCAGGATGTTGACCAGTATGAACCGCACGAGGGATTACACGAGATGTTTTGTGTGCAGCCCGGTGACAGAATTGCGCAGGGTATGCTCATTCCGGTTCAGCGCACACAATTTGTGGAACTGAGTGAACCACCCCGGCGCAAAGGGGAACGCAAGGGTGGTTTCGGGAGTACGGGAAGTTAATAGTTGACGAGTGCGTCAAGAGAGTATAGAGTTAGTGTCACTTACAACATAGAGGATAAGAAGATGGGTTGCGATATTCATATGATGGTTGAAATTAAACGTTCAATAAATAACGAAACGAAATGGGTCAATTATGACCATTTTCGTAAAAATCCTTATTTTGGGGTTTATGAAGATGAAGAAGAATTACAAAGAATCGATTTGAATCGTGACAGAAGTTATGTCGCTTTTTCCCAACTTTGCGGTGTCCGTTCTTACACTGATAGTTCACCACGCATTTCCGAACCACGTGGAATACCGGAAGATTGCTGTCAATATATTAAGGATGAAGTTGAAAGTTGGGGTTGTGATGGTCATTCGCATTCTTTTGCTACATTGTCAGAAATTAGAAAATTCCGTGAGTCTCTCAAGCCGACTCAACTAAAAGGGATGGTTAGCCCAGAACAAGCTAAAAAACTGGATGAAGAAGGGGAGAAACCTCAGTCATGGTGTGGATGGACAAGTAATGATTCATGGGTTCATCGTGAGTGGGAAGATTTAATTGATGCATTGAAACCCATTGAAGAAGCGCTCGAAAATAGAGCGCTGGAACACTGGTGGCATAAAGACCACGTAGAACCGGATAATATTCGTATCGTGTTCTTCTTCGACAACTGACAAACAAAAGCCCCTTGCGGGGCTTAAACAGCTAATGCACCCATTCCCACGCGCTTACGAAGACGATAATATTGTTGTCCGTAAACTGACCAGGTTAACCAGTCATTGCTGACCTCTAACATCGCGGGAACACGATACGCAATTGACTCATCACCGACAGTCTTGCTCGCCACGTTCAGACGCGCTTCCTGATTGACATCACTGTCCACACCATTAGGGTAGTAAACACTGAGCCAGTGTGCAGCATAATAGAATAAACCACGCTGCTTTAAATTGTGACATTCAGCCTGATAAATACCCCAGCGTGAGGAACCCGTCTCAGAATCAGCTTCACACAGTGCGTACTGGATGAGGCTGTCAGGGAACTTTGTCGTGTCGGCAAAAGCCTGCATCCCGAGCGGCCAGATACGAAAATCTGTAATCACATCGATGTCAATAATCATATCCGGCCTCCGGTATTATTTTTCGTTTTTGGCGCGTGCTGCGTCAATTTCCTGTTGCAGACGGTCAGCCTTCCAGCGTTTGTCCACCTTCACACCGAGTTCTTCGGCTTCGGCACGCAGGTCTTCTTCATCGGACTCATCTTCACCAACGTCAGTCAGAACAATGTGACCATCCTTCGCCAGCGCCTGAGCGAACGCAGAATGAGCAAGACGATTAGGAATTTCAATCTCTTCGGCGGTCGGCACGATGTCATACGCTTTACCATCCGTGTCGTTCAGGGTAATCAGTCGCGCCGTCTGTGGTCCTGCTTTAACTTTAGCCATTTTCACAACCTCGATTTATCCCGAAAAAGGTCTGTGCGGCAACACGCCGGGTTACGTGCTTTCGGTTGCGACCCTAGCCGCACAGATTGAGACAGTATATCAGCCAAATATGAGTTTGTCCTGCCCGGCGTCGTATATCCTGCACACGCCTTCGCGCTCGTACCACTCGTTTTGTGTCAGACCGTCCGGTGCGTTGTTCCACTTCTGTCGTGATTCAGTTGTTTCACCTGTTACGATTCTGAATCCCACCGTTGCGGAGTCATATTTAAAGCCAGCGTGACCATAGCTTTTACCAGTGAACAAATCGCGGTCAACGTATGAGTAAGCGCGGGTAATGTTATTCACTTTGACAATGTGTTTCCACAGTTTACTAAGACCGCCAACGACGTTACAGGATGTTGCGTATCGGACCAGCTCCCACTCATCCTTTTTACGCCAGTGCGTCGCGCTCATTACCGCCACAGTTTCGCCATTATGGACGAGTGACCAGTATTGTGACGCTGCTCTGTTACCCTGAACGTGGTTAGCGTCGAAGAAGGTTGCAGCGGTGTCTTTGTCGGCGGCAACAATAGTGCACTTACGAGCGTAGACGCGACGTGTGTTCACACCGAGAGCATTGTTAATAATTGCTTCAATCTGCGGGCGACGCTCGTTCCACAGGTCTTCACGAATGCTGATAAGTCTGTAACCAGCCTGTTCCGTCATTTCACGCTTGTTAATGTGATACGTTTCGTCGCGGTATTTCTCACTGTGCCAGTATATACCGTTGAACTCTACTGCCAGTTTCAGCGACGGGACAACTACATCAAGCTCGAAAGGCGCTATCACATTGCGGTCGGACTGGATGGCGTCGGGGTGAACACTTTTGATGTAATCGAAAATAGCTTGTTCGCCTTTTGATGACCCCCACCCGCTGCATTTAGCACAACCGAAACCAGCCAGGTGACTGTAAGGGCGTTGTTCGAAATCACCATGTTCCTGACATGTAACGGTTAAAGGTGTCTGACTATCAATGTATATCGATTTAGAATAATCATATTTGCCCGAATGTTTCAGGTTCGCCAGTTCAATGAATTTTTCAAGTGAATATCTCAGTGATTCTGGTCGTGTTCTGTTTGCGCATTTTGGGCAACCCTGCATTAAATTGACGTGATTCGCAGCAACCTGTTCGAAGTCACCGTGTTCAGGACATGTAATGACCAGTTTATGTCGCGCATTAACGTAATCAGTTTTCGAATAGTCATATTTACCACCGTGTACACTGTTTGCTTCCGTGATGAATTTCGACAACCCTTTGTTTTGCGTTTGAGAACGTCTGATAATTCCACAAGTGGGGCACCCTTGTTTCAGGTTGTAGTGCATATCAGGACTTTGTTCGAAATCACCATGCTCCCGACATGTGATGATGAGTCTGGTACGGGAATTGACGTAAACAGACTTTGAATAATCGTATTTATCACCGTGTACAGTTCGGGCATTTTTTATGAAATCGCACACTGTGAAACGACGTTTATCGGCTTTTGTTATTTTGCCGCACGCCGGGCAACCGCGACCGATAAGGTGACTACCCGCAGTTTGTTCGAAACACCCATGAATGGGGCAGACCACACTAAGCTTACTGTGACGTCCTGTATACACAGTGTGAGAATAATCATATTTATCACCATGTACCTGCCTGGCACATTTGATGAAGTCAGTTGTTGTTAATCTGGTACTCATTCTTGTCATCTCCTCGACCCGTTGAAACACTGAAAACAGTTTAACGGACGTGTCTGTACCAGTCAAGATGATAAAAAACCCCTCCGAAGAGGGGTTGTAAACTTACGGTGCGATTACATCACGGTAAGCGGCAGACAGAGGGTAACGGAACTCAACGCCTGAAATCTTAAATTCACAAGGAATATCAAGACGTAAAGCGGTTGGTTGCGGCGGGAGTGAGCGCCACGGAATAGGCATGCGCATCGTGAGATTATCTTCGTTACGCTCATACGCCATCATGCGAGGCGCACCACCCACACCAGCATCGTTCAACCACAGAACAGCACGGATGGTCAGCGGTTGACCGGTTACACCTGTTGAGTTGTTATTCTGACGGAAGAACTCAAGCACTGTAGTATCAGTACCAGTGTCCATTCTCTTACTGGAAATGATGCTCCAGATAGTAGTCGGCAGCAGCAGTGTGTTAGCAACGTGACGAGTGTTCGACTGATTCCACACTTTGATTAACAGGCTGTTCAGCGCAGCAACCATTTCAGCGCCGGTCGCGGTGTTCCAGTTGATGGTGGAGTTGTCCAGCGGCACGTTACTGTTATTAAACAATCCCTGCATATTACGGTCAGCATCGCCGAAGAACGCAATCTGTTGCTGGAACTGGCGAGCGCCACGGTATGCGATACGCGCTTTGGTTGCGTCCAGCGGGATGCGCATTGCAGCAGCTTTACGCAGCTCTTCAATGGAATAGCCGTAGCTGTTACCCGCATAACCTACAGGGATATAGGAAATGTTCGCGTCAATGTCAGACTGTGGCAGGTCACGACCGTTTGCAGCGATAAATTTCGCCATTGTGACCGCGTTGAAAGACATATACGCAACGTTATCCACCCACTCAGGGTCGGATGTGTTCACCGGGACCAGCTCATCAAAGATGATATCCGGGTACAGGGTTTCATACACTTTCGCTTCGAGGTTGGTCAGCTGGCTGATATAAAATGCAATACCCGCAGCATCGAATGATTTTGCGTATTGTAAATCCGCATCATAGCTGTACTTAAACCCGGTCTGGCTGTCAGTAGCCGTAACTAATTTCATCATTAACCCCCGATAACCAGTGAAACTTTCGCACGCGCGCCAGCCGCAGCAGTGGACACGAACTTAGCGTTTGGAATAAGAATGTTGCCGGTGCCCGCAACGTTGGTGAAACGACCATCAGCTTTCAACACGTATACCGGGTCATCTTTGGCGACTGCAACAGCCGGGGACACCCAGATAACACCCATCGTCATCACGGTGTTATCATACTTAGGAATTGCACCGATACCGCCAGCGATTTCAGTGGTGGTGTATGCGCGGGTCAGTTCACGGAAGGTCACACCGATAAACTGTGCAGCGGTTGAACCGGCAGCTGGTAGTTTCATCCCGTCGTCACCATCTGTGAACACAGCGCGACCAAACGGAATGACCGCAGTACCTTTGTTCAGTTTCGACACGGTATTGTAGGCTTCCATGTCGGCTTTCATGCCGTCAAGAGCCGAATCCATGTACTTCGCGTAAGTAGTTTGTACAGGCATCTTATTTCGCTCCTTTCCAGCGTGCTGAGATGTTGTTTTTGTGCGTGGTCATGGCGTCCCCTACAACCTGAGTAACCTGCGAGGCGTCTTCTGACAATTGTGCATACTGGTCACCCATTTTACGCTTCTTACCGTTACCGCCAGCATCTTCGGACTCTTCTTCCTCGTCTTCTTTCTCAGAAGCCTGGTCGAATGCTGCTTCAACGTATGCCGCAGATTTGGAAGCCCAGTCAATGGTCGGACGTTTAGCAGTCAGCGCGGAACGCATGATTTCAACGTGGTCCATGCTGTCACAGGTGAATGCGTCACCGGCAACTTTACGGGCGAGGGTGGTCACACGGGCGAGTTGTTCAACACGTGCTTTAATTGCTTCATCGCTGCATTTCTGTTGCAGCTCCTTAACCTGCTCCTGCGCCGAGTCGTACAGAGCCTGTGCAGTGTCACGGGCCGCTTCCGCATCTTTGACACGCTTTTCAGAACGGTCAAAAGCATCAGCTACCAGTTGAGCATTAGCAGCGTCAGCGACATCAATGACGCGTCCACTGTCGAGCGTGATATTAACGGGCATATTGCCTCCGGTTTTTTCATCAAAGATACGCGCCATCATTCCCGCACGAGCACGGTCAACAATTGCAACGTGGTTAATTTTGATACTGGTCTGACGGAAATCGTATGATTCACCATCCGGAGTTGTACCCGGTGTGTCGTCATAAATTGCCGTATAACCCGCTGAGAGTTCACACTTGCCGGACTCAACAGCTTTGATGGCGTCTTTATGTTTGATGACCATATCGACAACCACAAAATCATTTTCCTGACGACCCACACTTGTGACCACGCCAACACTGGTATTACGGTAAGTGTCGGCATTAACAAGTGAGGAAGGGTGGTCATTGGTTACATCTGCGCCGAGATAGGTAGCAAGTGATTCATCTTTGAACACTTCATCAGCGGGACGATAAACTTTTACGATGCTGTTCGGGTCACGGTCTTTAAGACCCAATTCACACGCCAGATAGTCCTGAATACCGGTACGCGCTGCTTTACCCGGTACACGCAGGAAACCCTCATCCGTGTATACACGTTGAGAGTCAAGCTGGTAACTGCGGCGGTCATTAATCGTAATTTGCATCTTGACGAACCCGTCAGAGTGTGCCATATTGGTAATCGTTAATAGCATAATACATATCTTTTAAAGGAGATACAACAATGGCTGCGTGGAAGTACATTAAAGGTAGTGAGAAGGACTTTTTGGGTGCACCGGAGTGGGCGACATGCAAATGTTACTGTTCTCACAGTAAGGCGGAAGTTAATGATGATTTAGCTTGGTGTGAAGGACTCTTTAAAGGCGCTAAATGGTGCGATGTGACAGGTAGGGAATTGAATGGAAATATGTCATACCCGGACCAATGGCACCCTATCGCCCAACGTGAGCGCGTCACCAGTATCAATGATGACCGTCTGGCGCAATGCATTGACAACGTGAACCATCCGAAACACTACACACAGGGCGGTATCGAGTGTATCGACGCTATCAAAGCGGCCACGGTGGGTAAGTCCGGTATCGAAGCTGTATGCGTGGCAAATGTTGTCAAATACCTGTGGCGTTATGAAGAGAAGAACGGCGTTGAGGATGTGAAAAAGGCACGCTGGTATCTGGAGCGTCTGATTAGTGAACTGGAGCGTGGTGAATGACGCTCCACAACACGTTAGTCACGCTCAACATGCTGCGCTCCAAAGGCGTGGCGGTTGTTAAAACACCCGGCGGCATTGTTGCGTATGGTCTGTCACGTTTAAGTGAAGCAGAGTGCAACATGTTTAACCGACTGACACAAAATGAACTGTCTGAAGCACTGAGGATACAAAAAGCATGACCACTCTCATACCACGCTATCCAACCGGGACACTGGTACGCCTGTTCCCCGATGGTGTCGTTACCGGAACAGTTGAGAATGTGGTGGCGAATGAGCCGCCGCAGTACTGGGTCAAATGGGACGATGGTAATTACAGCTGTCACGCGCAGCGCGATTTGAAACGAGTGGGGCAATTGTATGCAAAACTGGATTAAATGTAGTGAGCGGATGCCGGAAGAGATAGGACGCTACTGGTGTTACGTTGAGGAACAGAATGATTTAGGGAAATCCCACTATCAGTGGAACTGTTCATGGAATGGTGGCAGGTGGTGGGTTGAAAGTGAAAATGGTGGGCGAGTCACCCACTGGCAACCACTACCGGAGCCACCCAATGAATAAGAAACGTTGGACTGACTACTTCATCGTGCGACTACTCATCGCATGGTCCGCAGGTGTTGCGATTTACACAATTTACACGGTGATTAGCCTATGGACACATTAATGTTAATTATCGATTGTGTGATTTGGGTCATATATTTATGTTGACGAGTCCGTCAAAGGTGGGGTAGACTTACCCCATCGAGACAACATGGTGAGGGTTAGAGAGATGAAACGTGGTCAATTAGTAAAGTGCATTGAATGTCCAGGCGGTGAATTTACTGTTGGAAAAAGTTATGAAGTTTTAGCGGGTGAAGGCGATGACAACTTGAGTATACATGGTACCCGTGTCGGTAGTGCGGGTATGTGTCTGAGAAATGACAGAGGAGGTGTTTCATATTGCCTGCACCCATCTTGCGTATATGGTAAATGGGAAACTGTATGAACACACTACTTCCCGGCTACAACCGTCCCGCATCACACGTGCAGGTCGTTGACAGAGAACTGTTACAGGTGGCACAGCAATCCGCGCGTCGTCGCCGTAACTGGGACTGCGCGAACGGGCTTTTACGTATGGCTTATGGGTGTGAACAGAGAATGAAAACACAACGAATCAAAGCAGCACTGCTGCGCAACAATGACCAGATTATGGACGTTGATGGCCTGCTCACTGTGACAAATTTTAAAATGAACATGCTGGAGAGTGTGGTCACTTTCACAGCAACCAAGCCAGATGGTTCAGTGTCACAACGCTGGATGGGCGTGGATACTTACGTTGAGAAGGTGGTGCTGTGATGCCTAAATACATCTGGGGTATCGTACTGGTCGCTACGTGCGTGTGGATTATCATGACCACTATCGCCACATGGCCGCTGCAACTGGAATACAAATGGACAGCGTGGACAATGGTTGCGTTTGGACCAGTCATTGTCGTCGTGGGTCTGCTGGAAGTGATTGAACGTATTTTCTTTAAGGGGAGAGGGTAATGACAGTCTTAGCGTGGTTTCTGTGGCGTCGGTGGCAGTTCATGATTTACATGAATGAGTTATTGTCACGGGGATATCAACCGGGGAGAGAAATAAACACTCTTCACGCCATGCACAATAATAACCTTGCCGGTTGCCGCAAACACCCGGTCATCTATAACGATATGTGTCGCATTGTGCGGGGGATGAAATGAAAGATAGTGAGCTTTACGACCTTGTAAAATTGACGCTAACGTATAATCCAGAAACAGGTTTGTTTATTCACAACATCCGCCCACGTAGTATGTTCACAACGGACCGGAACTGGAAGAAATGGAACACTCGTTGGGCGGGTAAGTTAGCCGGAAGTACCAAGCTAAATCATTGGAACAAAAAGTACTATAAATACATCAGGCTGTTAGACAAGGATTTCATGTATCACCGCATTGTGTGGTTATATGTTCACGGTGTATTACCTGATGTTATTGACCACATTAACGGCGACCCAACGGATAACCGTCTTTGCAACTTACGAAATACAACACCTTTGGAAAACAGTCGTAACATGCGACGACATAGACACAACAAAACAGGAATTTCAGGTGTTGTGATTCACTGTCAAAACGGTCGTTATGTTGCTCAAATTGGTTTAAATGGTAAAACTAAACATTTGGGTATAACGCCCGATTTCTTCGAAGCATGTTGTTTACGTAAATCAGCCGAGAATTGTTACGGATTTAGCGAAAATCACGGAAGTGACCGTTTTATTTCTTAGTTTTAAGATATCGCTCCACTTTAGCCCGTGGGGTTGCGCGGGCTATACATCGGCACCGAATTGGTTGTCCTGGAAAAGTTGGTACACCGTCTACAACAGGTAGGTTATCCCAACGAAAGACACCCGGACCATAACCTACATCTCGTTTTGATACCTCATTGTGACTATGCCGTACACGCTCATCATGCGCGGTTACCCACGTAAAGAACTCTATTCCCGAATTTACTTGGCGAATCTTGTTCATTTCTCCTTGTATTTTCGCGTGTTGGTCGACGGCAATTAATTTTGCACGGCGTGACGTTATACCAAACTGTTTGACTAACTCATCCTCAATATAACTGGGGCGCATACCCTGACGCATGTTACCAACGACAATATTCTGCACCTGCTCCAGATATTGCGCCGGGATGGACTTAATCAGATTGGCATTCTGGAATGCAGCGGCTTCGAGATAGTCCTGCAACTGCTGATTACCGCCGTACAGGTCGATACCGAATGACTTCTGACGACGCACGTTATCTTCCGCAGCAGAGCGTACAAAGCTGGACGCAATATCATTAGCCTGCTTCTGTGCGAACGGGCTTGTCCAGCGTGCCAGAATGCGACGCAGTACCGCAGCAATCACATCAGGCCATCCGTCAGCAACATATTCCGTCACTTGCTGCTTAATCACCGGCACAAGTTCAGCATCCACATCAGCGCGTACCAGCTTGACAATCTGTTGCAGTTTGCGGTTATAGGCAATTTGCGTTTGTGTCGCCATAATTGTTGACGGCCTCGTCATAGTGGTGTAGAGTTACTGTGTTAGACAGATATTATCACAATTTGACGGAGAACAGAGAGATGAAAGAAAAGCAATATGACGAACGTGACGCATTTAAACTTGACATCGCCGGTGGTTACTATGGTCGGCACGTTCAGGCAATGACACGAGAAAAGTTACATTCTAAAAGTGATATTGCAGCTGAACTTGGTCATCGGGACATGACTATCGACGAATTGCTGAAAGAGTTAATCGAGACCCACTCAGCGCTCTGCTTTACGCCTGATTACATCGGCTCTCTTCGTTATGAAAAAAACAAAGCAGCCATCAACAAAGCACTGGGAGAGACAAAATGACCAGTCGTTACGACGAGTCACAGTATCTGGACACACTTGTCACACTGGAACTGGCGGCAAAATTTGCACAACGTGAGCGCAGACCCATTAATGGTTCAATTCGCTCATGCTGGAGCGCTATAAGGCCACGTGTAACAAATGAACTGAACCGCCGCATCTTTGACGGTATGGCGACACAATTTATGCCACATGGCGCACTGTGTATGTTGCGTCGGCAACTTGATGAATCATTAGGAGAGTAGAGAGATGAAACTGATTGATATTCTGGTGCAGGAATTACCAAAGCGTGGTGGTTGGCCGGAGGGTGCGGAAATAATTTCAATGCACGCAGATGGTGTGGTTTACATTAACAAAAAAAAACATTCGATTTGCCCTTACCACAATGTACTGATGGGTGGGATAGGAATAAACACACTCCAAATTATACAAACGAAGTCACTCGCGAACAATATGAAGCAGCACTGAAACAACCGGTGTGGGATGGTACTGGTTTGCCGCCGGTTGGTATTGAGTGTGAGTGGTGTGAATCCAATGGTCAATGGACTGCTGTGAAGATTGTCTATTTGTCTGAATGGGTGATTGTTATGAGAGGTGTCAAAGAAGGGTTAGGTAAAGGCGTGGAAATAGCAAAAGACCTTGTGATGGATAAAGTACCAGAATTCCGTCCAATCCGTTCAGAGCGTGATGAAGCGATTGATAAATTAGCGGAACTCATCTATAAAAATGAACCAGATAATGGTTTGTCGAACGCTACCATGCATGCAACACGTATTTACGACGCCGGATACCGTAAACTCTCAGACTAATCCTGTCGCACATGTGACAATGGTCAACTAATGTACAGGAATGCAAAATCTTAATCAGATTTACCGGTTTGGCAGGGATGCCGCATTGACAGGGTGTGTCACAATTGATGACTGTCCATATACCGAAATGAGGGAAAAGCGTGCATGGGTACTCGGATTTATCGAGGGCTTGCGCACGCTATGGTCACAATTAGCTTAATTTAGCCATCACTTCATCGTGTGACAATCCATCAGCCGTTAACTTACTGTACCGAGTCCAGAACGCGTCAGTCTGCTCAACCTGCTCAGTCGTATCACCCGGACGCACCACCGCATCAACCTCAGCAGCAGATTGTGCTTCAATGTCTTCATCCTCAAACTGATACTGTTCGGACGACTGCAGGTTACGCATAATCTGTGACGGTCTCACGATACCCTCAGCAAGATACAACATATCAGTGTCCGCACGGGTTTTAGCGGCGTTGGCAATCTCCAGCTCATTCGGCTGCGCCAGTGGTGCCCACACATAGTTGTAATCGTCCGGCCAGTATCCCAGTGCGCTACGTACCAGCACCTCGTCCAGTGTGCGCAGACCGGGGTCAAGACGTGTAAGCTGTTTGGACCGGATGCTATTGTTGTAGTTGTTCATGTCACCTTTGCCGGAGTCGCCCAGACCTTTGGACTGCACGCCAAACAAACGTGTCATTGGGATACCGGATGCGCCGGTAATCCATGTGAGAAATACTTCAAGCACCGGTGCAACACCGCCCAAATCGAGCGTCTTGCGCTCATACGATTCATCACCGTCCAGCAGGGCCATCTGCACCACAGATTTCATCTGGCTGAACAGGGTGTAGCGGTCGATGATAGCTTTGTCCTGGTCAGACGCAAGCTCATCACTCAGGCCTTCACGCTTGACCACATCAACGTTGGCCTCCTGCATCAGCTCAGCAATACCGTCCTTCGATGCAACCATGTCCATGATGTCATCGAGGCACTTGCGTAACTCTGAGTCACCCCACCCCTGAGTCTGTAACATCTGGCGACGTGGTAGGCGGGTTCCGTTAAAGCGTGCAAAGTGTGACCAGTGAATCTGTTGTCCACCACCTGTGATGGTGTAGAACTCTGGTGCAAGATAGTTAGGCTGTAACACATCCCATGTATTGAGCGTCATCGCAGACATGTCGTAACGGTCAAACACGACCAGGCGCTGCAAATCACCTTTACGGATGCGGTTAATGTTGAGCGGCTTTGTGAGGTCCTGTCCGGTGAGCATCAGAATGCCGCCACCACCGTACAGGTTGCCCCACGTTGCAGCCTCCTGTACAGCCATAGGCAGCATGAGACGGTCTTCTTCGATACGGATGATGTCAGCGTCTTTGGACTTGATGATGCGCCACTCACGGCACATATCCTCAGCGGGGATGTCCACAATGGCGCGTGCTAACCAGTTTGTCTGATACGCTGCGTCAAGCTGTTGCCAGTCCTGCAGCGTGGCGTATGAGAAGAAGTTGTGTGTGCGTTTAGCCTTTGCCGTACCCAGACCAGATGCAACGTTGACCAGTCCATCAGCCGTGACATGCTTTGGTACGGTAACGGCGTGTAAGTTTGGTTTCTTAGCCAATTATAATATCTCCGAAATACTTGCTTTACCGTTGTGAAGCATCTGACTGATGGCGTCACACATTGGGTCAATCTGGTCATCGTGAGCGTGAGTGTCATCAGCGGTAAACGACTCACACTCTTTCACAAAATCATGCACCCACGGTGCTTCTGCCGGTATCTTAACATAACCCGACTCAATGTAACCCTGTACGTCCATAACACGCGTCAGTTTATTCGCAGCCGGTCCACGTGGTATTTCCCGTACCGGAATGACCGGTTTAATCTTGCGCCGGATTTTCTGGATAAGTTCTGTGCCGGATGATTTATCTTCCACAGCCATGTAACGCAGACGACCATTCTTGTTAGCGCGTTTCGCATTCCAGAAGTCAGGAATGCGTGACTCAAGCTCATAGGCTTCAAACTTGTCGCGCAGCACGTCCAGCAGGTACAGATAACCGTCCTCGCCCAGACCCCATTCCTCAGCAACCTGATAATCGTTATGCTCTTTGGCTTTCTGAGCGGTATCGATGAAGATTGCACGATACTTGAGGGGTGGGACAACGCTGTAACGACCGAACCACGAACCTTTCAGAATTCCGCCGCCGAGCGGGGCAGGACGCTGTTGCATCTGACTGGCAAACATGTACGTGTTTTTCTTCTGCATCGCCTTGAGCACGTCGAGAGAGTGCTTCTGAGGCCACAGTGCACGTTCAGTCGGTAAACCTTCGTCAACGATGGCAGGAAGTACCAGTTGCTTAAAATCGTACTCACCGTCCTTGAGCAACATGCCGCAGAAGTCTTCTTCGTGGATACGCTGCATAATCACGATACACGGTGTCTTCGTGGAGTTGAAACGTGATTTAATCGTCTCATCCCAGCGACGGTTAACAGCTTTACGTTTCGGGTCAGAGTATGCGTCATCAGGTTTTAACGGGTCATCGATGATGATTGCACCGCCGAAGCCGTTACCGTCCTTGAAGTCATCAATCTTACCCGCACCAAAACCGGTAATTGGACCACCCGCAGCCGTGGCATAAAATACACCACCTTCCGTTGTGGCCCACGCTTTCTTACTGTCCTTGTTCTGCTTAATGGCAAATTCGGGCCAGAGCTGTAAAAACTCTGACGACTTGAGAATTTGTTTCACCGTATCGGAGTTATCCAGTGCGAGAATATCCGCATACGACAGATGTATAAATTCACACTTCGGATTTTTAACAAAGCACCACGCCGGGAACATCTTTACCGCCAGTTCCGTTTTGGAATAGCGGGGCGGGATGTTAATCATCAGATGAGTGGTACGACCATGAAACACACCCATCAGTGCGTCACAGATTTGATGGTGGTGTTCACTGAATACAAATTTGGTCCCCTTGAGCGCTTTGAAGAAGTAACGCGTGAAGAATTCAAAATCCTCTTCACAACGCTCTCTGATGCGTTCAACGAGGTGAGCAGGGGTAAGCCTAGTACTCATCGTCTAAAGCCTTGTCAAGGGCCGCACGTTGCGAATTTGACAGGGTTACGGACAGACTCCCCGACATTTCGATAAGTTGTTTGCCCAGACCGGCCAATTTCGCCTTACCCATCACCGCAGCCACAGCAGCTGACGACTGAGGCGTTTCGGCACTCAGTGCAATGCGCTTAATTTCTTCCAGTTCGGCAACCAGTGAATCAACTGTAACGTTGTGTCGTTTGCGATGCACAGACCGTAACTGTTCGAGTCTTACCTGTATGTTACCTTTATCCAACAATTCAGATGCACGCACCGCAATGGTGTTTGGTGCCATCTTCACAATCTTGTAAGCACGGCGATATGACTCAGAAGCGTTCCCGGTCTCCACGAATGCCTGACAGAACTTTTCCTGCTGTTCAGTCACACCATGCTCGTTGAGTTTCGCTCTTGCCATTGTGTTTAACCCTCACCAAATCCAGTCATGTTACGTCTCCCGTTTACGCGCCAATACCACAGACAATACCACAGTTGCAACACCAATTCCACACAATGAGCCAATACCCCACCACACCCCGATAAAAAACCATTTTCAGGTATACCGGGGTATTTTGTAAGTTACTGTATTACTTATATATTACTACTACTTTACCCTAATACCCCGTTAAAAGTCTTATATTAGTAGTAAGTAAATACTATAATTATACGCATATAGATATACTATAAGTATATCTATATAATATAAAATAGAATAAATATTAGTACGGAGTGAAGCGGCACCGGGGTTTTGGGTAAAACTTTTAAACGTCATCTGATTCAATAACTTACAAAATACCCCACTGGGGTAAACGGGAAACCGTTGGTATACTTTGCGGCTATATGATATCTTTAAATATATTCTAACCGGAGGATTATCATGAATCAGTGTCCAAAATGCGAAAGTACAGTTTTTAATAAAATTAGCGGAGAATGTTCCGCGTGCTCTCTTCATCGTCATAACGACCTTGTGAGAGCTTTGAAAGATGGTACAACAACCGGTTATGAACACATCGACGAAGTTTTGTCGCTCTTACGCAGCGGTAAAAAGTGGCGAGTGCTTAAGAGTCGTAACAAACTGTGCTGGCATCCCGGCGTGCAAATGACCAACGGCAAGTGTGTATTTTGCGCGCTCTCTGACAAACCCACCATCAGTGTCACCAGCACTAACATCAACGAGCAGCGCCTTGCAAACCTCGATGAAGAGTTAGCGCTTTTAATGCAATATAGAGCGCTTCTGGAGACCGCTGTCGCACTCGGTGTGGATGTACCACAAGAGATACCAAAACGCGGCAAAACACGACAGGAAGCGTTGCGGGATGGTGACAAATGGTACACACCAGATACACGTTGCAAGCACTGCGGGGGTATCGGTGAACGCTACGTGGCAAACGGTAAATGTAAACAGTGCGGAGAGTAGTGAGATGGGTAAAGAAAGGTTTTTAAAGTTAATCATCATGTTCATCGGTGTTCACCACATGAAACTTGAAGATTTGAATGTCAGAATGGATGGTCGCGACATGTTGAGTTTGTACAAGGGTGATGAAGGTCTTTTTATTCTGGTGGAAAGTGACGAAAGAAAAGCGAGTGTTAAGTATCTGGAATACACCTTACTGTTACACGAATTGAAACACATGATTTAATAAAAAAAGCCCCTCACGGGGCTTTACTCATCCATCTTTTGCTTTGTTGTTCGGCCCATTCTTTAACATTGGGCTCACATTCTGGACAATACATCGCGGTCTCTGGAGGTTCAGATGCCAGTATGTTGTAAGGGTGTTTCATTAGCCTTACACCTGTGTGTTTTGAACAATAATCGCTATTTCCGATAATTATTATTTTTTGTTGCCCTTTCAATTCCGCAACCTCCGCCTCAAGCGCAATGCACCGCTCCATCAACTGACAATAACTTAACGCTTCCATACAACCTGCTCCTGTACTTTACCGTCCACAATGACACGGGTGACACAAAGTCCGTCCCGGTCAGCCTGAGTACGCATACGTGACAGCGTGGTCAAAGCCTGTACTTCTGTCATGGTTGCTGTCATCTCTGACAGGGTGTGACGACTGATAATAGTTTTCATGTTAAAGCCCCGACTTTGGTTGACTGATGATAAAACTTGTAAAATCATCGTGATTTTGAATATGAAAGGGTGAGTGTGGTGTATGAGTGTAGCCTTTCGATTTGGCATATTTGGTGAGCATTTCGCCGATGAATGACATGAATTTGGAATTACGCACAATTCCTTTTTCCTCACAGCCAGTAAGAACAGTGAAAGCAACAAAACGTGGGTTCAATTTTTCAATCTCAGCGGTATCGACAATCAGGTCTGCATACGCAATTTGACGCATTTTGGTGTTTGCACAATTCATTTGTTGTGCAAAGAAATGAGTACCACCACCGTTTCTTTTTGACTCCATACAGAAAAAATATTCAACACCTTCGAAAGTAAATTTATCACCAGCTTTCATTTTATTAACCCTCAGTTCGTTTCGATGAGTTAAATCTATCTCACCTTGACGAGTCCGTCAATACTAATTACAAAAAAAAGCCCCTGTCACGGGGCTGTCATTGCAAGTGCGGTTGTATCACCCTGCGCCGCTGCATAATAGCGCTCCACATCCGCCGCACGTTCAAGGTTGGCGTGGATGTGACCCACTTTGATGTAAAGGCGTGGCTTACCGCCATCAATCATTATCACATTGTTCACACGTCCATCCTTGAGCGCCGGGTGCCAGTCGTATCCCAGACTCATCATGAGGTCACGGCGTTTACCCGGTGGTATCTGACGTTCCGCACGCATTGAGCGCAACAGGTTGTCCAGTGCCTTACTGCTCACCCATCCACCTGCAAAGCCCTGACGACCTTCATCAATCGCTTCCATAATCTCCTGCTCCACACCACCCAGTGACGCAGTAACTGCCTCGTGAGTGCTGCTTGTCTCCGGTGCACGTTGGCAATGTGTTGCCGGGTTGAGCGCGTCAGGGATGGCGTAATTCTCCAGATAGTGAGTTACTGCGGCAAAACCGCCGCCACGCTTGAGCCATTCGTACAGGTTGGGGAAATAATCGCCGTCCATCCCACTGCGCACAATATCAGCATGCTCCTGCTGTGCAGTGTAGAAAATGGCAAAACGTCGGTCATTAGCGGTCTTGCGCACGGCGTTCTTGTGATTACTGTTGAACATGAAGTTAGCGCACAGCCGGTGCATCACCTGGTCCTGCTGCATTGCACGTTTAGCCAGGTATTCACCGGTAATCATCGGTTTGAGTATTTCAATCACTTCAAGTTTTTGCTCAGGAACGTAGATATCTTCCACGCCGATAAATATTTTATCGAACAACCATGCGTTGAATTTTTCGCCAATTTCCTGCGCTGGTGGCATGTGGCTGTAGCGCGACCCGACCGCTTCCATAACACACAGTGTGAATAATGTTTTACCATTACCCTCAACACCCTGCAAAAGAGGTGCCCATTTAAATTTAGTGCCTTTGTGTTGTACACATGCTGCCATGTACGCCAGTAAAATAGCACGGTCATGCTCCACCGGTAACAGTTTAGCCAGATGGGTGAGGAAAGGTGTCACATCACCTGGCGTGCTCGCTACAGTTACCGGTACATATGCGTTAACGTGGCGTAATCCGTCCTCTTCAATAATCGCACCTTGCGGTAAATCCGGACGGAATGTCGAGCGGTCAACCTTCGGGAACATGATGCACTGACTCCGTGTGAAGGCTTCAAAGGCAGACTTTGTTGTTTTTTCGTTACTGTCGTCTAACGCGAAGGCGTAACCACCGTACATAACATCGAATTGTTCCGATTTCAGCATTTGACCATTTGGGGTTAGTACGCGATGACTGTCTGCCACATACACGCAGCCTTTGAAATGGTCTAATAATTGAGATCCACCAATAAACTGATAACCACTGCGGATAATTGGTGTATTAGATTCCACAACCTGAGCAGGGGTCACGAGTTCAATCGGTGCACCGACACTGTAATAGGTTGTAAGAAGTCCGGCGGCGTTGAGGATGGTGCGCTCCAGATACGACTTATTGGTGAACCACTTATCTCTTTTAAGACCACTCTGTAGCATCAGCGATTTAGTTCTTTCGCAGTTCCCACCTGTCCACCATAAAAGCCGGGTGGCGAGAGATGAGTCAAGCGATGAACGGTCGTCGTCTTCCGATACCACGCCATTCCATAGGTCTTTGAAAGTGGCCTTACCGCCAAAAACAACCGAAACCCCCTCCTTAGCCGCACACGCTTTTTCAATGAGTTTCGTATCATCCTCAATCGGGTTACTACCCACCTGTGGTGAGTTTGTCCATTTCACTGACACCGTGGATTCTTCTTTCGGAAAATAGCGCGCAATTACTGTATTTAGCGCCCCGGTAGCATCGTGTTCCCATGACCCTTGCGCACTTGAGCCAGTCAAAGCAACAAATCTTTCAGTGTGATAGAGTTCAAGACCAAGCGCTATATTTTTGCAGGAGTGTTCCGGTATGGAAGAGTAGCTACCGATGATGTGAAGACCTGTTCCACTTTGTGAAATCTCGACATAGCACCCGGCGAATGCCCGACACAGTTCCATCGCTAGCGGTGACCATTGCCCATCAACAAGACAGTGGTCAATATCAATAAAGAAGTATGGGTCATCATTCGTGAACACAAAGCCTACACCATCCCCACCCTTCGCAGCTGCTTCCTCACGTGTCATCCAGTCATTCGGATTGGTAGTGGAACCGTGAGGACGTTTCACCGTCTTATCTCCGACTTTTACCAAAGAATAAGGAATATATTGTTTTAACATTTTAATAACCTTAACCAGTGTTGTATCTCTGCTGACCATCGCAACCACTCGGTTGCACCATCAAATCCCATAAAACCAGCCGATTCAAACTCTCTGTGAAACATCTTCTCTAACTGTGAGGCGGTTTGTCCGTCACATTCTATACGCTCAATGACGGATACGTCAAATGGTGTTACGCGCTTTAAAGCGTGAAAACGTTGCTCGAAATTATTTGTTATGCCTATCTTGACATACTGACCGCAGGTAGAACGAAGTGCGTAAAGCGTTCCATTTTTTGAGGGGTTGAAACCATGTTTTGCACACCTCGGGCAACCTACACCTCTGAGATGATGATTTGGAGTCTGTGTAAAATCTCCATGTTTGGCACAAGTAATTGTGACTTTTATTTTATTGCGAACATATTTTACTTTTTCATAAGAATACTTATCGTCATAAATTTCACGTGCCTTTTTGATGAATAGATTCGTATTGCTTTTTAATTTTCCTCCGCAATGCTGACAACCCCACCCCCGTAAGTGACTACTGGGGATTTGTTTAAAATCCCCGTGTTCAGGACAAGTGATAATCAATTGAATCGTACCAACTGTATACACCGATTTGTCATATCGGTATTTTCCATCATGTACTTTTGTAGCCCTGCTGACAAATTCCTCCGTTGTTAAAGCTTTTCCAGCCATCGTCAAGACGATCCTTTACAAAAGATACTCATTCACGGCCTTGACTCGAATCGCACGTGGTGCCGCATTTGCGATTTTGTCACCCAATGCAATCCCTTGTGCGATTATTTCAAGATTTTCTTCTTCTACAGCCCGTTGCATTACGGCATCACGCAATGCAGACATGACCACCCAGTGATGATTTATACTACCCATGGCTACACCAGCTTCCGCCGCAACACCGTCGCGTGTAAGAGTACCGAAACCGTCACGTTGTGCCATTGTGTAAGCTACTTCTAAAATAGTATCTTTGCTCATGATTAAGTCCGTATCTGTTAGTATTGCAGCCAGTATGACACGCGTTGACGGGATGGTCAACTACTCAGTATGCGACCACAAGCAATACCATAGTATGTGGGGTCCATTTCAATACCTATAAATTTGCGGTTTGTATTGCGACACGCAACACCGGTAGTACCGCTGCCCATCGTATTATCCAGTACAGTGTCGCCTTCGTTACTCGATGCAATAATCAACCGCTCAATTAGTTTGACAGGTTTCTCTGTGGGATGTATTTTCGCTCTTCCGGATGGTGCTTGCCATAACGCCTTTTGACAATGTTCGTTGAAAGTGGATTTTGGTTTTCGAGCAAACACACAAAATTCAAGTCCACTTACCCAAAGTTTTGTACCATTCATTGGACTGGGGTTAGTCTTTTCCCATACCCCGACGCGGGTAGTTAAACCAATGTTTTTAAAATTTTCTACCAGCGTGCTGATTTGCATAGTTCCACAGAAAATATAAAAAGAACCACTGCAAACTCTGTTCAGTTCGTTTGTCATTTCAATCAGGTCAATGTTACATGTGTCGGCATTCCCTCTGTCAAGCAGTCTCAAACCCGAACTTTTTTGAGAAACTTCACCATAAGGAATGTCACACAAAACCATATCAATACCACCGTCTGGAATCTCCCTCATACGTTCCAGACAATCGCCAAACATTAGCCACGTATTCTCTGTTTTAATATCCATCACAAATCTCCCTCACCATTCCAGAATTTAAAATCACCACCCAGCCCGATAACCAGTGTACCAAATGCAAGCTGCGCCTCTTCGTGTTCCGTCCCTTTGTACTTCCACCCTGCTTTTTTAATCTCACGCGCCACAAACTGACCAATGGTTGACCCAACCATATCGGGCGTGATAACCACGGGGCGGATGCCGATGAGGTCGCTCGACTTGATACGTTTGTTCATCGCCGGGGAGTCGTTGCAGATACCGTAACGTACCGGTACACCGCGCTCATCTTTCAGGACACCCACATTATTGCGAAAAAGTCGCCAGCCCATCTTACTTGCCAGCAGTCGCGCCTCATCCTGTACACGCGCCTCGGGTGTATCTTTGGTTGAGCGTGGGACATCCAGCCCCACAATGTCCACAAGGTCAGCCAGCGCCTCAGCCGTGATACCGTGCTTACGTTGCCATTCGAGAAGTGTTGGGGTTGTCATAAAATTCTCCCACATGCGATACCGTAATAAGTTGGGTCCATTTCAATGCCGATGAATTTGCGATTTGTGTTCTTACACGCTACACCGGTGGTGCCGCTACCCATAGTATTGTCGAGCACCGTGTCACCTTCATTAGTGTAAGTTTTAACTAAGTATTCCATAAGTTCTACGGGTTTTTGCGTGGGGTGAACGGTTTTGCCTTCGCTTGGTATCGCAATGATTGAGCGCGGGTAGTTCTCAAATTCCTGAATCGCATCCTTGTCTGATTTGCCGTAGTTCGTACCGTTGCTTCTACCCTTTCTGATGGTTGGAACTGCTTTCCTTACCAGTCCCTGTGGGTTGTACACTGGTAGTGACTTGTAAAAAACGAGGATATTTTCATGATTTTTCATCGGCTGAACCTTTGCGTTCAAGTGGCCTGTTGCTTTCGTCTTTTGCCAGATCCACTCATATCGAAGCATGTCGATATTTGATGCGCCAAGAACCTTGTCGAATGGTGACTGCGCAGTGAGCACGATAGCGCCACGGGAAATGCGCTTGTACTCGGCCCATATCGATGGCAGTTCTATGACACTATCCCACTTATTCCGTGTAGTACCATACGGTAAATCACACAAAATCAAATCTACACTACCATCCGGTATTTCTTTCATGCGCTCCAGACAATCACCAAACATTAACCATGTGTTCTCTGTTTTAATATCCATTATAACCCAATCCTCTCTCTTAATTTATCCGCATCAGCCGCTTTGAGCGCCTGTGCCTCGATCCAACTAATTCCAAACGAAAGATAAAATTTGCGAAATATTTCACTGTCGCTCAGACCTTCCGCACGGCGATACCCGGCCCATGTGGCTAATGATAGGTCAAGTTTGACGAGCGCGTCAAGGCGGTTTTCATGTAATTTAACGTTTCTCTTCACAGCGTGAGGTGGTAAACCGTGACCAATCATTTTATCTCGGTACTGATTGACGTCCTCACGTGCGCCAATAACTTCACCCTGTAGCTGCGCCAGTACAGCGGGGTCAAGCTCGTTTAAATCCCCGTCCACCCATTCTACATTGCTGCGCTGTCCTGCTGCTGGTTGCGGTATTGGTTCACCACAGTAAGGGCACGCTTTGAGGTAACGTTCATACGTGCTGGTACAGGCAACACAGGAACGTACTGCTGACTTCTCACTTTTACCACCTGACTTCTCACGCCGGTCAAGTGTCCACTCCCGGTGACACAGTTCAATTTTTGTTCCTTCCGGGTGGTCAACAATCACAGCGTGACGTTCAATATTGCCCACGTGGTCAACATAACGCCCAAAATCCTTACCGCCTTTCAGACGCAACATGCGTCCTGCACGCTGCACAAACCGTCCGAAAGATTCCGTGGCTGATACATCCTGTACCGCCTCAATCGCGGGGCAGTCAAAGCCTTCATCGAAAATGGCCACTGATGTCAGTACGAGGTATTCACGGTTTTTAAATTTACGCACGGCATTGATACGTTCAGCATCCGGCATTGCACCGTGTACACACTTTGCTGGGATGTCCGCATCGTTGTACTGCTTTTCCAGCTCTGTGGCGGTCGCCACATCGGGTGCAAATACGACCGTCAGCATACCGTTAAGCAGTTTCTGGTATGTGCGCACCACGTCACCCACAATTTGTTTTTCATCATGTGCGACAAGACTGGACTCATTGACCGCTTTACTTACCTCTGATGCAACGAAATCACCAGTCGTCTGACTGACCTTTTTAATAGCGTCACGACGGAAAGAACTGGGCGGCGCATAAAGCTTATAATCGGTCAGGTAGCCCATATTAATCAGGTCACGCATGGATGGGCCGACAAACATTTTGTCAAACACGCCGTCAGCGTGTGAACCCAGCCCGCAACCGTCCGCACGTGATGGCGTGGCAGTCACACCCAGCCCACGCGCATTACGGAACATATTGACTGCTTTGCCCCATTTATTATCTTGCAGCACATGGTGCGCTTCGTCCATGACCCATAATTTTACAGTAGGTAGCCAGTTAGCAAGCTGGTCGCCGCGACGCACAAGGGTGTCAACACCGGCGACAGCATGACGACTGTTCGGGTCATAATAACTGTGACCCACTTCTTCCATGTGCAGCCGGACAATCATCTTCACAACATTTGTCGGACCAATGATACGGTGACGCACTTTATTACGCGCCAGTGCAAGACTAATCTGACTGACCAGTTCCTGACGGTGTGCAACAGCACAGGTTGCCCCGGCGACGTCCGCAATCACCGACGAGAAGAAAACTGTCTTACCTGCACCAGTCGGCAACACCGCCAGCGCATTACTGTGCGGGTGGTCATTCCAGTGGTTGTAAATATTATTTTTAAGTTCCTGCTGATACGGTCGTAACTTTGGACGTGTTGCATCACTGACCGCATCAGCAACGGGTGATAGTACAGGTGTCATCACAACTCCCACACTTTGCGCACGTTGTTCGACTCGACCATGCGTGCTTTTCTGATTAATTTACGTGCCACATACATTGGTATCTGCACATCGTCGAGGAACCATTTGTCCTTCTTACTGACCGAGTTGTACCAGCCGTAAGAGGGCCGGAGCAGTTGTTTAATTTTCATAAGGGTTTCTCCAGCCAGCTCTTGACGTAATCGTTATCTATACAAAGTGAACAATGTGGGCAAATGGTAATATTGTATTCTCGACCGTCCTCTTTGAATTTACGACTCATGGGGATGGGGCGCTCACAGAGCGGGCACTCAATCATACGGATTTTACGTTTCTTATTCATCTCTCTACTCTCCATTGTTGTTGACGCTCCCGTCATTGTGCATCACCACCCACCCCGTGTCAAATTTAAAATTAGTGTTGACGAGTGCGTCAGATTGGTATAGAGTTCACCACATCGACAACAACGGAGAGTATGTAATGACCAACCTTATCACCTTAACCATCCCGAACGACGACCACATTGCGCTGCGTGCGTTTGGTAAAGCACTGGAAGAAATGGCACTGGCGCACGGTGTACCGCTCCAGCTTAAAATCAACGAAGAGGCATTGAGTAAAGCGCTGGATGAATTGCAACAAGCCGCGCCGCGTATGATGGAAGAATTGCGCTGCGAGGGTGAAGAGTTGCAGGGTAAGCGCAAAGAGCCGGAAGTTGACACGACCACGCTACAGGTTGAATCGCTTGGCGCAACGCACATCATTACCGAACGGAAATTAGTCGGCGACCCTATCCCACTGGGTGACGGTAATTTCTCACAAGGATACATTGCCACGGTCGAGGAAATTGCTGACCCTGTTGACTCAACCGGCACACCGTGGGACGAGCGTATCCACTCTGCCAGTAAAGCACTCAACTCCGACGGTACGTGGCGTCTGCGTCGTAAGCCGAAGGACATGGATGAGGCAGAGTGGTTGGCATTGGTTGAGTCGGTTAAGGCTGAGTTGACTTACCGTGAGCAGATGAAAGAGGAGACTGAACAGTCTTTTGACATCGAGCAGCAACCGGTGAACCTCGACCATGTGTCTATGAATGACATCCCTGAACCACCTGTAACACCGCCGGGCGATGATTTCCACACTGACGCTGGCGTGGTGACTGAGCAGACTGTTGCGGGTATTCCACCCATCCCTGTACCACCGCCGGTAGTTGTTGCACCACCTGTACCGGTGTACGACTTCCCCGGTCTGATGAAATTCCTCACGGAAAGACATGGGCGTATTACTGTGGAACAGGTTAACGCACTGCTCGCCGTTGATGGTCTGGCTGCACTGACTGACCTGAACGCCCACCCGGATAAAATCGGTCCGTTCGTGGCACGTGTTAAAGCGCATTTGGGGGAGTGATTACATGTCCCGGCGCAAGTCGGGATTTTTTTAATTTAATGTTGACGAGTCCGTCAATGGGGAGTATAGTTAGTTCATAGATAACGAACTGAGGAAATACGAAAATGTACACTCTGATGACTCTGGAAACTGAAACAAGCACCGCAGAATACCGCGAAATGACTATGGAACAAGCCTACAAACTGGCATCCCGCGGTGGATTCTATAAGGCTCAAATCATCAGTGAAGAAGGAGTAATTGAATATGAGTTTCACTAAATACACAACAACGGTGGATTGGGAGGGGGAGAAAATCGAAATCCCTCCTGGTTACAAATATATCTCGCGCGACAAATATGGATTCATATACGCGTGGATTAAGAGACCTGTACACAATGAGTTTGGTGCGGGAGATGGTTCGGAGATGCCCCTACGATTGGGACACCAGAAGTCCCTGTGCGAACTGGAACCAATTTTACGACAGTATAGAATGAAAGCCAGCGGTGCAGTCTGTTATCTGACAGGCGCTGTGAGGGAATTTAAATGACCACACAACTACCCAAAGTATCCGACGCGAATCAATGGATGGCCTGTAACGGGTCTTTCCGTGCGCAGCAACTCCATCCACCACTGGACGTCGAACCGTCACAATCCCGGCTGGAGGGCCGGGCGTGCCACGAGATTGCTCAGCGCCTGTTCCGCAATGAGCCGTTCGGTGACATGGTGGGCAGTCTGTCAAAGGATGGAATTGTCATCACGGATGAACTGTTTGACGCCGCCCGTGAGTATTTTAACGAGGTGTGGGGATTCTGTAATACACATGGGCGACTGTATGACCTGCACGTTGAGGAGCCGTGTCCGGTGCCGGGTTACGCTGACTGGTACGGGGTGCCGGATGCGTGGGTAACTGCGGAGCAGGGGAAGGTGTTGCGAATCTGGGACGCGAAGTTTGGTCACAGAATTGTTGACCCGTTTGAACACTGGCCGATGATTATTTACGCGTTCAGTATCTGCGAGTTACACCAGACCAAACCGGACATTATCGAACTGGTGGTGGTCCAGCCCCGTGGCTTTACCAGCGAAGGTACAGTGCGTAAATGGGCCATCACATACGATGAGCTGCGTGTATACCGTCAGCAGGTGAATGACACGATGTTACGTGTGCTGGACACCACGCCCCTCTGCACACCTGGTCCACACTGTCTGGACTGTAGCGCCCGTGCGCACTGCGACACACTGAAGCAACAAAGTTACGCAGGTGTGGACTACGTAATGTCGCTGCAGACGCACAACTTGTCTGGTCATGCCCTGGGTGTTGAACTGCGACTCCTGCAGCGTGCACAGGAGATGATTAAAATGCGTCTCAGTGGTCTGGAGGAACAGGCACTACATGAGATTAAGCAGGGACAACACGTGACATTCTACGGCGCTAAAACCACATATGGGCGTAAGCGCTGGAAGAAAGATGTCCCGGTTGAACAGGTGCTTATGATGGGCGACCTGATGGGGCAGAACTTGCGCAAACCGCAGGAACTGGACACGCCCGCACAGTGTATCAAAAAAGGTATCGACCCGTCCGTTATTGAGCAGTACGCCGAAACACCTGTCACCGGTGTCAAGCTGGAACAGGTTAATGAACGCGCTATTCGTAGCGTATTTGAACGCAAATAGTTGTTGACGCATTCGTCAGAGTGATGTAGATTTATCAACACCGGGACACAGAGGGTGTCCCACATTTAGCAGAGAGGATTTATAGAATGGCTCAATTTACTTTTGTTACCCCTGTTGCACGCCTGATTCACGGTCATCCGCTGAAACAAAACACCCGTACTGATGAAGTCACCAAACAACCGCTGATTGGTAAAGATGGTCAGCCGGTCAAAGAAGTGTATATCGGCATCGCAATTCCCAAAACTGGTGAATCTGACTGGAAAGATGCCGAGTGGGGTAAACAAATCGTTATGGCGGCAATGGACGCTGAGAACGGTTATGACGCTGCAACCACACGTCGGCCAGACTTCTCATGGAAGGTGGTAGACGGTGACAGCGACATTCCAAATAAAGCCGGTCACGCACCGAACAGCGACCCGCACAAACGCGGCCACTGGATTGTCAACCTGACCACACGCATTCCGTACAACTGTTATCACGTCGGCAAATACTCACCGCTTGATGCGATTCAGGACGCTAATGCTATCAAGCTGGGTGACTATGTACGTGTGAACATCGTGGCGAAGGGTAACAAACCATCCAAAACACCGGGTGTGTATCTCAACCCTAACCTGCTGGAACTGAACCGTCCGGGTGAACTGATTGTACGTGAGGGTAGCGGTCCGGATGCTGCTTCGGTATTCGGCGGTGGCGCATCACCTGCTCTCGTATCCACGCCAGCCGCTCCAGCACCTGCAACACCACCTCCGGCAACTGACCTGCTGGTAACACCTCCGCCTGTTGCTCCGGTTGAGGAGAAGTATAACGTGAACGGTGCGGTATATACCCGCTCACAACTCTTAGACATGCCGGGCTGGTCAGTTGAACATCTGGCTAACCTGCCACGCGTATAACCACAATGCCCCGGTGTGAGCCGGGGTTTAATTTACGGAGAGTAAAGAGATGAAAAAAGCATTACTGGTTGTGCTCAGTTTGTTTTCATTAGCAGGTTGCGATGTAAACGATGCTGATGTGGCTAGTCGGAATGTCAGCAAAGCGGCTGATAATTTTGAAGCAAATCGCCGTTTTGTATTTTACAACGGTATCACCGGTGAATTCATGCTGGAAATCACGGGGCTTTGCTCTAAAGATAACAGCAGCACAGACCGCACATTAGGTGTAATTTGCAAAACTGGTCCGGGTATTTATAAAAAACACATGTTGGGTCTTTCTGATAATGTCACATGGTTTATGGAAGATTTGAGTGGTACCAACGCCAGCGTCAATCATTACCGCGTGACATTCAAACCTTCTGTCATCATTCCGGATTTGGAGATTCGCTGATGGTCGAATTTAACCAACATACGAAACGCCTGTCTGAGTTTGACCAGAAGTTAGCCGAACTCGACAAGGCCACAAAAGAGGTTCAGGAACAACGCCGGGAATATGTCAACCGCAACAACCTGAACAAAACATACGACGGTTATACAAAGGGGTGAGAGGATGTCAGATGTTAAAATCATGCCGAAAAATGGAGCATTTTTAGCTCGATACCGTAACGAAAACGACACGTTAATCGCCGACACGTATGGCTGGCAGGACGGTAAACTTAAAAAATTTGTATTCAACGCCGGTAAAGTCACATGGGAAGACGTACCCGATGGTGTGGTACATGAACTGAAAAGTAATCCTGATGTGATTTATACGGTCCACTCGTAACACCTTTAAGCCCCTCACGGGGCTTTTCTTTCAGAGAGATAAAATATGACACATTATTTATCGCGCTGCGACGAGATGGCGGGGTGTGGCAAGACTTACCCTGCTGACTTACACAAATGCCCGCACTGTGGCGCTGATGCCGCATTTAGCAGTCCTGCACCGCTTGACCCGCGTGACTGGGGCTATGACATTGAAACGTACAGGAATTGCTTTACAGCGTGCTTTATCCACGCCGCCACAGGTATGGAACTGATGTACGAAATCAGTGACAGGGTGAACCAGCAGCAACAGCTTATCGAATTCATGTTCAATCTAGGGCGCAGCAAAGCCCGTGGCGTGGGCTTCAACAACCTGTCGTTTGACTACCCGGTGTTACACTTTGTCGCGCACAATCCGGGATGTACGCTGGAACAGATTTACGCAAAGGCGCAGTCACAAATCAAGCCGGTTGGACAATGGGCTGAAACTATCTGGGACCGCGACCAGATTTTTAAACAAATTGACCTTTATAAAATTTGGCACTTTGATAACAAGTCGAAACGTACCAGTCTGAAAGCGCTGGAAGTTGCCATGCGTTCCCCTAATGTTAAAGATTTGCCGTTTGCTGTCGGCATGATGCTGAATGACGAGCAGAAAGACGCCCTTATTGCGTATAACAAACACGACGTGCGCGAGACGCTGAAGTTTTATGTCCGTTCATTGACCGCCATTCATCTTCGTGAGCAATTGTCTGAGACGTTCAAAAAGAACTTTGTCAACATGAACGATGTGAAGATGGGAGAAACAATTCTCGTCACGGAAATGCAAAAGCGTGGTGTAAGTTGTTACGACGAATCAGGAGCAAAAAAGCAAACCAACAGAAACGGGATTAAACTTTCCGAAGTGATTTTACCTTACGTCAGGTATGAAAATCCGGAATTTTCACGTGTGCTGGAATTCCTGAAAACTCAGACCATCTATGAAACGAAAGGTGAGTTTAAAGGGCTGACTTTACCGGTGGTAGGTGGTCTTGAATTTGCTTTTGGTAAGGGTGGGATGCATGCGTCACTTGAACGTTCCATCGTTGTAACTGATGATGAGGGGGTGATAATTGATGCGGACGTGGCAAGTTTTTATCCAAACTACGCCGTCGCTAACAGAATCTACCCGGCTCATTTGGGTGAAGCTTATTGTGATGCTTATCTCAGTATTTACGAAACGCGAAAGACATACAGTAAAGACAAGCCGGAAAACGGTGCGTTTAAACTGGCACTGAATGGTGCGTATGGTGGTTCTAATAACGAACACTCACCGTTTCTTGACCCACAATACACTATGTCCACAACTATAAACGGGCAATTGTTACTGTGTATGCTTGCTGAGCAACTGGTGAAAATTCCGGGTTTACTGTTAATTCAGGCCAACACCGACGGCATCACGTTTAAATGCCCGCATCAGCATGTTGAATATGCAAAATCTCTTTTCCGGTGGTGGGAAGGTGTGACGAAGCTGGAGCTTGAAGACGTAGAGTATGCAAAAATGTGCATCCGTGACGTTAACTCTTATCTGGCTGTTAAGAAAGACGGGAAGGTGAAACGTATTGGTGCATACGCATACGTGACAGCCGATGACAACCCGGCAACGCGAGAGGTCCCTTATCACAAAGACCCATCCACACTCGTCATACCCAAAGCAGCAGAAGCCGCACTGGTACGCGGTGAGGACATCCGCACCTTCATCACCAGCCACCGTGACAAGTTTGATTTCATGCTGCGCGCCAAAGTTCCCAGGAATGCACGTCTGGTCATGCGCTGGCCGGAGTGGGGCGCAGAGCAGGAGTTGCAGAACACCACCCGTGTGTTTATCAGCCGCAACGGTGGGTCACTGGTTAAACTCATGCCGCCAACGGGCACACCGGGAGCGTGGAAGCGGAAGAACGGTCTGACAGATGAAGTCTACCATGCGGTAGTGCGTGAGATTACCGGTCAACCGGGAGAACTGGACAGCACTGGTATACCGTGGGACGAGCGTATTCACACAAAGAGCCGCAGCAAGCACGATGCAGTGCGTGAGAGTGGGTTATGTGCTGGATGGCGTGTAACGGAGTGTGCTGACGCTAACGACTTTGACTGGGGGAGTCTGGACTACGAGTATTATGTGAAGGAAGCTGAAAAACTTGTGTTACCATTGTTGACGAGTAAGTAAGCCCATCAAGCCGGGTCATTCTTTGACTCGGCTAACTTCCTGTCCATTTCCATCTTCCACTTCAATTGCTGAATCTCTAAACGGTTTTTCTCATTACGGTAACGTGCTTCACGACCATCGGAAATCATCTTCTTAACATGCACCGTGATAATGACGAGAGAAAGTACGATACCAACAAGTGTGGCAATCATACCCAGTAACTCAGGGGTCACGCCTATCCGCGTCAGGAATCCCATCAGCCCCGTTCCGCCCGCCACGCCCGCGCCCACTCGTGGGTCCGCTACGAAGTTGTTCATAAGCCCTCTTAACCCAGTCGACCGCTTGTATTAACATCAGGATGATGAACAGCGTAGTCGATATGAAGTCCAATACCTCCCGCATTCTTATCATCCTTTCTCAGTATCAGCGCTATCGCCACGATGTAGAAGATACCGAAAAGATTTACGTAGAGGTCCGGTGACTGGTATGTGAACCACATTAGCCAACCCAGCAGGTTAAGTGTAATCGAAACCGCACACAAGACCATCATTTCAAATACTTTTCGGTCCATTCTGAAATTGAAAAGCAAGCCAGTGACGGCAAAGTCACACAGGGCTGCGAGAGGAAAGTAAAGGGAACCGTCGAGATTACCGCAGAGGAGATTGAAGAGAGTCGGAACCATGACAAACATGAAGCTTGCCCGGTGCGGTCTCAGCAATAATGCGAAGATAAGCGCGGTATAAATCATCTGTTACCCGGTACGTATAAGATTGCTCTTAGTTTACCGTGGATTTAACAGAACCGCAATTAGCGTCCCATTTCTCATTGTGTGCAAGAATGGCGCGCTTGGTTTGCGTGTCCATCACTTCCACGTCGTGTGGTGTTACCAATATGGGTTGCACCCAGTTACACGCTGTATCAACGACTACCGGGACGGGTCCATTTGTCGAGCAACTGCTTATCAACATCAGCGTCAGTAGAATTATTAACTTTCTGGTCAACATTTGCGGCCTCCCGCGATGCCGTAACCTGACGTTCTGCTGCAACTTTGGTCGCTTCCACAGTCTGTTCAGCCTGCTTTTGCTTGCCCGTACTACGACCACTCAGCCACGCCATCACCAGTGCGACAATGACACCCAATGCACCCGCTACCCATCCGTAAATTTCACCCATTGTTACGTTGCTCCGTAAGTTTACGTTGCTTAACAAACTGTGACAGCAAGCCCATGAACATCATGAACGGTCCGATGAAGCTCACAACGGTGGGTGGAAGACTGGATTTGATGTCATCCGGCAGGTATGACCACGCTGAGATAGCCGCGTCAGGAAAAGCGTAGAAAATAGCGGTCAGAGTAGTACCCAGAGAACCGAGCCAGATTGACCACGTTTTCCACAGGAGCTTGGCATGTGATACAAACTCAAGCGTAGTGAAGCGCTGCAACAGAAGCAGCACTATAACCGCGCTCAAAGCAATAACAGCAAAGACAAGGATGTATGTCATATTTCCACCCTCTGACCAATCCAGCCGTTGATAAAGCGACGCTGCGTGGCGTTACCCTCAACAATCTCAATGTATCTCACACATTGCAAACCATTGAGTGCTTTTACAAGAATACTCACCGCATTACTGCGTGATGCCAGATACGTGTTGACAGCATTGCGTGTCGCCGGACCCATTTTACCATCAACAGCAATACCACTTCCCGCCAGCGCATTGACTGCACGTTGCAGGAATTTTGTTGCAGTAGATGTGCCCATATTGACACCCGTATCAAAGAGTTCAGCAGCAATCTCTGACGGGAATGCGATAAATCCGGGTTTCTCAGCATACTCGCGCTTGTAAATATCACGGGCAGTCTGTAGTGGTAAGTCACGCATTGAACCGGTGTAGCCGTTTGCACGGGCTACACGCTCGGTAATGCCGTATTTAGTTGCGCCACCACTGTCAGCGGGGTCATTTACATAACCCCCTTCCGCTTTGATTGTGGCGTCAATAATCTGGTCGAGTGTCATGATGGAACCTTTGGCCATTTTGGAGAGTTGACATCCACGCGCATCAGCAATACACGATATTTCTTCCATGCTATCAGTGCTGTTACTTCATCCTCAGTTGCCATTTCAGCATCAACAGCATCCTGACGCCATGCAATCTCTGAATCTGCAGTACGTTTTAACTCTAACCGTTTTGACTCGGTTTGTAAGGTTAATTCTTCCTTGGTTGGTGCGGGTAAATTAACCCATGCCGGCATTCCTTCGTCATCCTTACCTCTCGTTTTACCATCTGGACTGATACCACTAAAGGTATTGAAAACCTCTTCACTAACCTCAATACCTTCCTCCGGCCAACTACCCGCAGCAACATAAATATCTTTCATTGAAACGGGATAGAATGCGTTGTTACTGAAAATATAATTTCCCATAATCAATACCCTATGGCAAACCATGCCACAGGTACAATTTGACCTTGTGTAATGGTTTTGTTAGTGATGTCGATGGCCACAGCTTGTACTCTGATTTCATTCTGGTTTATAGCGTCGGCACACGCAAAGCTAGGAAAATTCACCTGTGATTGCCGAACTGTCGCAAAACACTGCATTGCAGCACCCGGAAAAGGTATTTTGAACTGGTCAACAATCACATCTGCAGACGTGTTCGCTGTGACCACATTTACCCTACCCCACTGCATAATCATACCACCGGGAATTTTTTGATAACCTTTCCCTTCCCTGATACCTGTAAAGTAACTCATATCCGGGATTCGGTCATTTCTATCACCAACATCACGTTGCGCAGCGGTGCCAAGTGTGGATTTAATTGCTGCAACAAGGGCATCGTAATACTGACTGGATGTGCCAGTATCCACGTTGCCGTTTGCTGTTACACCAGCAACTGTCAGAAGTCGTGCAAAGAAACCATCCCAGTCATTAGCCCAGTCAGATTCAAGATACGAACCGTCCTGAGATGTTGGGGAAGTCCGGTTTTTAAACGCCCCCTGTGGGTGTGCTGCATTGGGGTTGCCAAATCTCCCCGGGTAACGCTCGTTACGTTTTAAAGCCATTTATCAGACTCCCGTAAATCCGACGAACTCGGCGTATGTATCGCCGAACTGAGTTTCACTGTCCCCGAATTGTACATAATCGTAACCTTCGAGGAAACCATTAAACTTAACTCCCTGTGGTTTTGGCACAAGAGAACCATTCAGTAATGCCCAACGTTCAAGGTCGGTGATGTTACCGTAAAATTCCACACTGAATGACATATCCTCCCCGTCAACCACACGGAGAATATTTGCGTTTGGCAACAGGAAGTTAATACCGTACAGAATAGACTCAAGCGTGGCATCTGAGTTGTTTTTGATGATTTTGGACTTGATGACCAGACGATACAGGTCGTCCGACATCTGTGCATCCTGGTCAATACTGAGTGCACTGAACATTGCGCTTTCATCACCAAACTCAGCACCGTCAGGGTCCGCAAACATTCCCGGATTTAACGCCACATATCCCAGAAAATCACGGGGTACGACAACGATACGACCGAGGATATCAAGCTGTGCGCCCTGTGCGGTGTCAATGTTGTACATCACCCGCACAGCTTGCATCACACTGTTCAGTTTAGTCGCAAGGCTGCGCGTGATGTTATACCACGCTACAGCTTTAGGCTTGTTACGGTACTGAGCATAAATGCGTGACGGCGCGTCTGACCGGTCCAGCACGTACCCCTCAACCACAGTAAGAGGTACAAAATATGATTGAGGGAAAAATATCATGATTTACCTCTTAATAGTCAAAATAATGTAAAAATGACGATTTATGCAAAAATAAACCCAGGCGCGCCGAATGTATTAAATTCCACATTGGAATCTGATGCATTTGGTGTTCCAGCTACTGAAGAGTTAGTGGTTGTTGAACCCCCAGCCCTTAATATGCCACCAGAATAAACCGCCAAATCCTTTCCGGTATTGTTCTTCACTGTCGCAGATTGAGCATTGACTTCACCACCGGCGGCCCGTACTCCATTGGTCGATGCACCACTAATAGTGGAATTATTTACACACACTCTTCCACCAACGTCTGCATGCGCCCCGATCCTCCCTCCGGTAATTGTCGAAAAGTTGGCATTAATAATGCCTCCGCGACGAGCATAAACAATATCGGCATTAACTGAAGACTTTGAAAGCACGGAATTATCAGCGTAAACATCGCCACCAGTTGCCTGTATTGTATTTGCTGCCTGCCCAGACACATTCACACCCCTAGCGTGGATTGTTCCACCAGATTCAGCGAGCAAGCCAGTAGTTCCACCTGTCACTACGGCCCCATCAAGGTTAATTCTCCCTCCCTGGTAAGCCTTGACTACATTAACCGAGGCAGAAGAAGAGGAAATCACGTTACCAGATCCCGCTATATTTATCTCCCCCTCGTTATAAGCATTCAGCGCCGTGCCGTTAGCTAAAACAGACGTCCCTACCGCACTGACCTTCCCGCCGTCGCGGGCAGTAATTCCAAACCCAGAGGCTGGAGAGATTGTCATTCCCTCAGCAATAATAACACCGCCATTAGAGGCGTGAATTGCATTTATTCTCGAGCCTGAAATGTCTGTTATCGTCCCACCGCGAGGCCTGGTATAAATTACACCTGCAAATTCAGCAGAAAGTGCAGTATCAGCATTAATCGCCTCCCCTTCCAGGAAGGTAATACGACTGTTGTTTGCATATACGGCGTTATGTGCGGCGTTATTTACCGTCGCCAAAGATAGGTGGCACAACGAGTTTCGCACAATGTGGGTTGCAAAATCCCCGGTTGCATTATCGAAATTTCCTCCCGCAGCATTACACACAGATGAGTTTGACACCCAAAGGTTTCGGTAGTTTCCTGAAAAATTTGAGGAGGGGATATGCCCTCTTGACGATTCGACAATTACTATCCCGCAAGGATACGATGTGACTGCTCTATTTTTAGCGTTGATAACCCCTTTGCCTGGTCTTACCTCTATATCAGAATTTCTACGTACATAAAGGCCATTCCCTACCGTAGAACCTGCCACATCTACGAGAATGTCCCATATTGGGCCAAACGAATTCACCACATGCAGTAAGTTGACGCCGGTGAATGTCGGAGAAGCAGTAACCACCGAATCAACAGATTGAATTGTGATCCATGAACAGTCACGTTTCTCAACAAGTGTCTCACCAGTGAACTTAAAGCCTGATTCAAGCATGACCGTCAGTTGTACGCTGGGTTTTAATCTGGAGCACGTATTTATTACAGCCTGTAAGCTAGGTGCATCAGTTGGGATGCGAATTGTGTTGGATGCTGTCAACACCAGAGCGGCACCAGTGATGGTCGCTCGGCTAAATGCCTCTGCTATGGTGGAATAGTCCTTGTCATATACGACACTCCTTTCCAATTCCTGCCTCAGTACATCAACAGCACCTTCTGCACTCGCCGCAGCAGTCTCAGCCCGTTGCTGAGACTGTAAAGCCTGCTGGGCGCTCTGTGACGCACTCTGCGCCTGTGTTTGTGCTGCAGTGGCAGAAGAGGCGGCAGCAGCAGCATAACTGTCAACCTGCTCGAAATTGCTGTCTAACTCATCCCATGTTAAGGGACGCCCGAGGTCGGCACGTTTTATAAATGTCATACAATGTTCACCGTTATGTTAGATGTGGTCCAGCGGGACAATTCGTTGAAATCTATTGTGACATTTGTTGTGCCACTATTCAATGTCATGCTGTCAACATAGCTGTTACCGTATGAACCGATAACCTTGTTAATCGGGGTGTACATGGAACTGTAAGGCACAGTTTCACCTATATCAAACCCGTCAGGCTTGAATCCGTACTCTGTGGGAATGAGGTCACCTGCTGCGTATTCGAGAATCGCTTCCTGAATGAGTGGTTGCAACGTCGCCTGTGATGGTAATGTACCGTCGTCCTTAATATTCACAACAACGACCATATCCACATAAACAGGTCGGCTGAATTTAATCTCTTTCGTGTTCGTCGGATAGGTGGGGGAAGTAACCACTACTGACACAGGTGTCCCGGCCTGATACAACATTGCACCGGGATTTTTCTTCACATAGATAGCCATTGCCACATCGGCGTCAGTACCACCATCAATAATGGGAGCAATGCTGTGCGCTGGTAAACCATTAATATCCGTGGCGTTGGTGTCATTCTCGTAAATTTTCACACGGCGCGTGCCGCTAACCGCAAACAGTTCGCCCAGCATTGAATCAATCTGGTTGTTACCCGGACGACCCACAGCCGTAGCACGTTTGACACGTAGTGAACTGTCAGACTCAACGTTTGTACCGGGAGTGGCGGGTGTAGGGTTTGTGACACTGGTCAAACCCGGTACAGTGGTGATAATGCGCGTGATTGTGTTCGCGTCAGCTTCAACCGGTCCGGTTGTGGTGGATGTGATGTCCACTGTGGCGATACCGGACGAGTCAAGCGTCCATGTCTGGTCAAGCGTCCAGCGTGAGCCTGTTACAGTCGACTCAAACATCGTACCAGCGGGGACGACCGTTGAGTTAGGAACACCACTCAGGACAAAGCCCGTCACTGTGGACGCAGTACCTTCACTTCTGGTAGTGCCGGTCAGGGACGCAATGACATCGAGGTCAACGCCGGTTGCCTTGTTCGGGTCTTTGGAGTTGTACGCCTGCTGTAGCGTCTCATCCAGTGCACCAAATACCTCAGCATCATGTGCAATTTTGAGACCGTCTGGAGTGGATGGGTCGAGATTCCACAGGGGGTCGATGTCAAGATACAGTTGCTTCTCTTCATCGAACCATTCGTTTTGCGTTTTAAGTTTGTAACCGGTGGTTGTAACTTCAGCCATTTTCAGTCACCGTAATTAGCCCGTAAGTAGTCAGTGCGCCAGCAGTGACCGAATATGTGCGAGTGTTCAAATCAAAATTTGTACTAAAGCTGGTAAGGCGTACAACGCCGGGTGTCCTCACGATGCGGTTGCGCAATGCTGCTTCACGTGCGGAGAGTGTTGTGCCTTTACCTAAAATTTGCTCAAACCACGGTGTACCATCCGTAATGTCACGGAAGTATTCGCCGAGGAAGAGACGCAAACGTGTTTTAATCGTCTGCTCAATCTCTTCACGTCCGGTCAGAAACATCGACCCTTGTGTGACAATATCACCATTTTCATCAATTTTACGTACTGTCAATTTACAGGTCCCCCGGAATTTCCACCACCGGTCTGTACACCAGTGTGACGGTGTGTTTCGGCAGCAACGCCGTTAGCGAGTGTTAAGCCACCACCACCCGGTAACGTAATCTGCCCGGTCGGTGTAATTATAACCCCGTTAATGTCCACATTGCCATTAGCGAGCAGGTTATTGTGACCACTGGTATTATTGGTCATCACTGACCCATCTGCACCGTATGTTGTGGTGGCGTTTGTATTTTTGACAACCAGTGCACCATCGTTCTTAATCCACACGTGACGGTTGCCGGATTTGTCGCGGATTCTCACACCATTGTTACTGAATGCAGGGATAACATTACCCAGAGAGCGAATACCCGGTACGAAATGTGCGTCCTGTGGATGGTGAAAACGTGCAACAGGGTTGTCAGCAATACCACCCGTCTGTTTCCATCCGTCAATGCAGCGCTGGCTGAAATAGATTGAACCTTCACAACCGGGGTCAATCTGAAACTCCAGTACGTAATCATCACCGGGAAAGCTCACGGGTACATCCACAATGGGCGGCGGGTCGAACGTTGTCCCGTCAAGCTGCACACGCTGAATACCAATCTGCACCTGTGCGCGTTGTGTGGCGGGATTAAACGCAATGACGTAACCGGGGACACACGTGTAGATGTCTTTTACAGCACCCAGCATTGCTGCGTCAATGACGAGTTGCAGGGGCGCTTTTCGTTTATCCATGTGACCTCCTGTAAAATAATGCTAAGTATACTATTGACAGTCACGTCAAACAATGCAATATTTAAATCGCAGGTATATAGCACATGTGCCTTTAGCGGTCCGGGGTGGTCCTTTTTCTTACCAACAGCGGGTAGCCGGAATGTGTAGCCGGGTATGAACAACAGCGACTGGTCATCGTGGCGGTCCGACCACACAACAGGTAAGAGCATTTGCAGAGTTCGATTCTCTGCCGGGCGTTTCGACGTGCGATATGAGTTTTAAGTGCTCTTTCCGTTGTGGTGAAGCTCAATGGCGAGCTAGGGAATAGGTTCACGGTGAAAAGCTAGCTAAGTATCCGTGAGTCGCGCGTAACCCAATCGGCAGCGCACCGATGGAAGCATGTTCGATTCATGCCATCACAACCCCATACCAACCGGGCAGGGGGTGATTCTCCGTCTCCCAGCGGCAGGGTAAGCCGAAGTCGTTAACGTAACGTTGTGAAACGTGACAATAGCGGCGAAATGAATTAATCCACCATCGCCTTGTATCTCTCGCTCTGCACTTTTACCCGCCCTCCGTGGCGGGATTTTTTTGCCTTATCGTTGACGAGCGCGTCAAGTAATGATAGGGTTTAATAGTTGGTTATGAGTGGACGAGCGAGATGGGCGGAAGAAAATTAACACCGAAAATCATACAACAACGTCTTAATGATGATGGGCGTGATATTACGTTAGTTGAGTATGGTGGTGGGGTTAGGGAAAAATCAACCTTCCGATGTAGTGAAGGTCATGAGTGGGATGCGGCAGCCCATAGTGTACTACAAGGCTGCGGGTGTCCTCATTGTGCCGGAAACATCCCTTTAACACCAGAAGTCATACGACAACGTCTGAACGATGATGAGCGCGGTATTACATTAGTGGAGTATGGTGGTAGAACTCATAAGAAGTCAACATTCCAATGTAGTGAAGGTCATGAGTGGAGTGCGGAGACCAGCAGTGTATTACAAGGCTGCGGGTGTCCTCATTGTGCGGGACAAGTACCGTTAACACCAGAAATCATACAACAACGTCTCGATGATGATAAGCGCGGTATTACATTAG